GAAAGTATCAGAAGAGTAGTTTTAGGATATTGTCAAGCAATATTATTAAAATCACAAAATGATAGAGCTGCAATGATTATTGAAGAATTTTGGGATCCTACTTACGATATTGGATTTCCATATATAGTTTATGCATGTTATTCAATCACTAATAAAAAATAAAAATTATGGATTATGAAGTAGATATTATAATAGACGACACTGCTCTTGATATTGAGTGGTTGGAACAAGCAAGTCTTGCTATGCGATATGGTAAGTATTTTGCTCAAAAGAAACAAGAATTACTACAATCTCAAGAACGTATAAAAGTAGTAAGAGCTGAGTTAATTGCTAAAGCTAATGCCGATCCTGAAGGTACTTGTGATAAAGCTAAACCGAATGCCGCAGATATTGAAGCTTATTACAGAAATCATAAGCGACATAAAATAGCAAAAGAAGAATGGATAAAAGCACAATTTGAACTTGATATAGCAGAAATTGCAAAAAATGAAATTGGTTTTACCAGAAAAATGGCATTGGAAAACTTAGTTAAACTTCATGGTCAACAATACTTTGCAGGTCCTAAAGTTCCTAGAGACTTAAATTCTGAAGTTGATAAAAAACGACAGAAAGTAAAAAGACAAGAAAAAGTAAATAGAGGAATAGGAAAGAGCATTAATCGAACTAATTAATATATGATGCTCTATTACATAGTTAAGTACTTTATATTATTTATAGTAGCCTGCGTCTTTATATATATCTTTAGTATACTTCAAATGTATGGCTGGTTGTATACTTTAGACAACTATTTTAAAACTATTATTAAATCTAAAAATAAAAACAATGAGCAAGAAAAAAAGTAACTTTGGTGCTTCGATGAGAAGAAATAGAGAACGCCAAAAAGAAGCAAAAAAAGGATTTGGATATCTGGATCTTCCAAAAGGAGTTCCAATTTTGAAATTTGAAGAAAATACCAAGCGTGTTGATTTAGATTTTCTTCTATATACTGTAACTGATAAAAAACATCCAGATCGTGATGAACAATTTGGTGATGCTGTTGAAGGTTCAATGTGGTTTAGACGACCATTTAAAACCCATAGAAGTGTAGGATCTGATAGTGATACTGTAGTATGTTTAAAATCAGTAGGTAAAAAATGTCCTATATGTGAATATCGGGAAAAACGACTTAAAGAAGGTGCTGATTGGGAAGATTTAAAAGAAATTGCTGCTAAAGATAGAAGTCTTTATGTAGTTATTCCTATTGGAATACCTAAATTTAAAGAAATCCCTACTATTTGGGATATGTCAGATTATTTATTTCAGGATGAACTTAATGAAGAATTAGAAACTAATCCTGAGAATGACGACTTTGCTGATATGGAAAGTGGTAAAACTGCTACTCTTAAATTAAAATGGAAAAAGTTTGGAACTAATTCATTTCCAGAAGTCAGAAGTATTACATTCAATGAAAGGGATGAAATTGAAGATGATATAATTGAATTAATTCCTGATCTTGATAGTGTATTACGTGTTTTATCGTATGATACTCTTCAAGCAAAATTCTTTGAAACAGAAGATGAAGAGGATGCAGGAGAATTACAGGATATAGATGAAGATGAAAAAGATGAAACACCTGTAAGGAGAAAGAAAAAGACTGTTAAAGTAAAAGAAGAGGAAGATGAAGAAGATGAAAAAGATGAAACTCCTGTAAGAAAAAAGAAAAAGATTATTGAAGATAAAGAGGAAGATGAAGAAGATGAAACTCCTGTAAGAAGAAAGAAAAAGAATAAATGTCCTCATGGTTTTGTATTTGGAGTAGATACAGAGAAAAATGATGAATGTGATACTTGTGATGTTTGGGAAGAATGTTCTGATAAAAAAGAAGGAAAGTAATGAATTTTCTTAATCGTGAAAACAAAAGGAAAAATTATAAACTTGTGGGGGCTCATTTGCCTCCACGAGAATATAATTATTTTAATCTTTATTGTCTTGCTAAAGGAATTACCAAATCTAGTATAATTCTAAAATTGCTTAATGATTGGATGCAAAATAAATCCATTGAATATCCTCAAACAATATTAAATAAAGAAATAGCAAATCGGATTAATCTTCGTTGGAAAGCTGAAACTCAAGTAGATTCTTTTAGAGAATTTAAAGAATGTATTGAAGAAGAATTAAAAGATAGAGGGATTAGTAATACCAATATAATAATAATAATAAATCAACTAAAGGAATAATGGAAAGAACTAAGAAGCCCACAATCCAAAGGACTAAAGAATCAGCACCGACCAGAACAAAAAAAGCAGAACCATTAGTCCGTCAAATCAAAAAGAATTCCAGGAAAATAGTAACACAAGAAGAATATGACGGAGTTTTTAATGGTAATAATATAAGTACTGGATCTACCTTATTAGATTTAGCGATCTCAGGGGGAAGAGTCAGAGGAGGAGGATTACCTGCTGGTGTACTCGTTGAAATCTTTGGTCCTAGTGGTAGTGGGAAGACCGTACTATTAAGTGAGATAGCAGGATATATTCAAAGACAAGGAGGGCAAATTAAGTTTCATGATCCTGAAGCTAGATTAAATAAACAATTTGCTAAAATGTTTGATTTTGATTTGGATGAAGATTCTTATTATCGACCTAATACTGTACCAGAAGTCTTTAAACCAATCCGGGAATGGGATCCTCCAAGAGAAAAGAATATTATAAACGGTATTATGGCAGACTCATTAGCAGCACTTTCCACTGATTTAGAAATGGAATCTGAAGATGGTGATAAAATGGGGATGCGTCGAGCAAAAGAATTTAGTGAAGAACTTCGTAAGACTTGTAGGATACTTGCTCAAAATAATTACTTAATGGTTTGTAGTAATCAAGTCCGTATTAATATGGACGGTGGAAGGTTTACTCCAAAATATACTACTCCTGGTGGGGAATCTGTAGCATTTTATGCTAGTTGTAGATTAAAAACTCAGATTGTTAAGAAATTAAAAAAGAAACATAAATTCCATGGTAAAGATGTAGAAAAAGTAATTGGTGTACAAATCGACGTGGAAGTATTCAAAAATTCAATTTGGAAACCATTTCGTACAGCTCCTGTTACAATTATCTTTGATTATGGAATTGATAATATTCGTGAGAATCTACAATATATAAAAACCTATTCTGGTAAAACTACTTATACAGTAGGTAATGTTAATCTGAGTAAAATAATGAATAATGCTATTGAACAAATAGAAGAAAAAGGATGGGAAGAACGTCTCAGACAAGAAGTTATTTTACTTTGGAATAAAATTGAAAGATCCTTTGATAGTAACCGTAAAAAGAAACGAAGATGATTTTAGCAATTATAATAATATATATTATTCTTATTGTTAGTATGTTTTTTATATTATGGTATGTATTTATTAAAAAACATAATGATTAATTAAAATTTATTAATATGAAAAATATACATATACAATATAAACAAGAAACTGGAAATGATGTTCCACGAATGGAAAGATATAATGATCCTGAACTTCTTTATGTTGAATGGCTGGAAGAGCAGCTTATGATAGTTAATGTAGGACTTTCCCTTATAAAAGAAGAATTACAAAAACTTGAAAAGAAAATAAAATAATGGAACGTACTAAAAATAAACCACAAACTATTCTTACCAATGATCCTTCAATGACTGCTTGGGGTTGGGTAATCCTTACTTGGGATGAACAAATTTTAGATTCCGGTTGTATTAAAACTAAACCTGATTATAAAAAGAAACGAATCCGTAAAGGTGATGATACCGTACGTAGAGTTAGAGAAATTAATCATCAACTACTTTCTATTATTAATAAATATAATGTAAATTATGTGATCTCTGAATTACCACATGGTAGTCAAAATGCCAATGCTGCAGTAATGATTGGAATAGTAACTGGAATACTCCAAACTATATGTGATTGTAAGCAACTTGGAATAGAATGGTATAGTGAAGGTGATGCTAAAAAGCATCTTATAGGTAAAATAGCAGCGACAAAGCGCACAATTATAGATGCTATTGACGATCTCTATGATATGCCATGGACTAATACTAAATATATTGACGAGGCTACAGCTGATGCAATGGCGATCTACCATGTAGCAAAATTTCAATCAAGTACTTTAAAATTAATGAAATCATGAAAAAACCTGAAAAACCAAAATTCATTCCTGATATGCAGGAAGAAAATACTGACACTCTTGTTAAAGTAATAGCAATATCTATAATAATAATTATAGTATGTGTAATAGTAGGAGCTATAATAATATTTGGAGGATAAAAAATGACTAAAATACAAGAAATAATAGCAAAAGAAGCTCAAGCTATTGCTCATATACCTGATTTAACTCATTTATATGAATTAGCAGTAAGCAGAATCCATCAACAAGTATTCTTAGAAAATAAAAAAATTATAACAAGTGGAGTTGGGAAAGCTGGACAAATCGCTTTAAATATAGCAACTACCTTTTGTTCAATAGGAATACCAGCAGTATATTTACATCCTGGGGAAGCTCAACACGGAGATTTAGGAGTAATTCAAAGAGGAGATGTTTTGTTATTAGTATCAAATTCTGGAGAAACTAGAGAAGTAATAGAACTTTTAGAATTACTTTTACATTCCCCTTATGCTCCTAGAGTAGTAATTACAATAACTGGAAATCTAACAAGTTCAATAGCTCGACAATCTTCAATAGTCCTTCCTACAGGAAACCCTCCAGAAGTTTGTATAGAAGGATTAGTTCCTACAACTTCTACTACAGTGATGACAGTAATTGGAGATATACTAGTTGTATTACTACAACAGGAAATACGTTTCACAAAAGAGGATTATGCTCTACTTCATCACGGAGGATATTTAGGTAAAAAAGCAAAATTATGAAAAATAAATTAATTGTAATAGCAGGTCCATGTGTAGTTGAAAATAAATACATATTAGAGCAGGTAGCAGATAAAATAACTATGATTGCTAACAAATTTGATATTGACTTAATTTTCAAATCATCTTATAGAAAAGCCAACAGAACTAAATTAGAAGCATTTACTGGAATAGGGGATAAATTAGCTTTAGGTTTTTTAGCAGACATAAGAAAAGAATATGGAATTAGAGTAACTAGTGATATTCATTCTGCAGAAGAGGCAGAATTAGCAGCTAAATACGTAGACGTTATTCAAATACCAGCATTTTTAAGTAGACAAACAGATATACTAATAGCTGCAGGTAAAACTGGAATGACAGTTAATATTAAAAAAGGACAATTTATGTCTGTTGATGATATAAAATATGCTATATCTAAAATTCGTTCAACAGGTAATAAAATGATTATGGTAACTGAAAGAGGATCTTCTTTTGGATATGATGACCTTGTGATTGACTTTCGGAACATTCCATTAATTCAAAATTGTTTAAACACTTATTATACTCCTGTAATTGTAGATGTCACACATTCGTTAGGAAAACGTGCTGGTAATTTTTATTTAACAAAACTTCTTGCAAAAGCAGCCATTGCTGCAGGAGCAGATGGTATATTTGTAGAAACACATCCTGATTGTGAGAATGCTTTTAGTGACGGAAAAAGAATGATACCCCTTGATAGATTTGAAGAATTAATTTATGAACTTGTATTATGAAAAAATTAATGGCATTTCTATTTGGAATCCTATTATTCACTAGTTGTGAGAAAATCTATACATCAGAGTGTTTAGAATGTACGGAATATCTATACACAACATTTTTAGGTTTTACAACACATTATGCAGACACTACTTATATTGAATGTTATGATGAACCAGTAATGGGATATACGGAAAGTTTGAAATATATATCTACAGGTATTCAACATCCCTTTGCAGAAATGTGGATAGTTAAAATATGTGAAATTAAAAAAGATTAATTATGAAAGTAATAGGAATGATCCCAGCTAGAATGGAATCCACAAGATTCCCTGATAAACCATTAGCTTTAATAAATGGTAAACCAATGATTCAGAGAGTCTATGAGCAGGCAAAAAAAGTACTTGATACTGTCTATGTTGTCACAGATAGTAAAGAAATAGCAGAAACTGTCAAATCTTTCAATGGTAATTGGATTATGACTTCTGTTAAACCTATAAATGGAACAGAACGATGTGCAGAAGCTCTTAAACAAATAATAGATCCATCTATTATTATAAACATACAAGGAGATTTACCTTTTATTGATCCTACTCAAATCCAACAAGTAATAGATTGTTTTAAAGATCCAAATATAGAAATTGCTACATTAATAAAAAGAATTACTAATGTACATGAACTTATTTCTAAAGATATTGTTAAAGTAGTAACATCAGAATGTGGAAATGCTTTATATTTTAGTCGTCAACCCATATCTAAATATAAACATATAGGAATATATGGATATAGAGCACATATCTTACAACAAATTAGCTTATTACCTACTACTAATATTGAATTAACAGAGTCTTTAGAACAATTGAGATGGTTATACCACGGCTATGATATTAAAACTGTAGAAACTCAATTAGGATGTTCTTCTATTGATACTCCAAAAGATTTAAAAAATTATGAATGATTTTAAATATACAATAGAAAAAAGAAGCATTTGCAAAAGTACAAATGATTATGTTTTTGCTATATTGAAAGATAATAAAAGAATTCGTGATATGATTGGAACTGAAAGAATGGCACGAATAATAGCAAATGAAAAAGGATGGACAATTACTGGTAAAATAATAATTAAAGAATAATATGAATAAATTATGGCTTATTTATAGTCCTAGTTATAAAGGAACTACTGCTTATATAAAAGCAAAAGATGTTAAAGATGCTATTTCTAAATTTGAAAAAAAGTATGTTCATTCTTTTTCAAATGATAAATCTTATCCTTTAACAATAGAAAAAATTGAATATTTAGGTTATCTTAATGAATAAAATATGATTAAATCACTAAAAATAAAAAACTTTCAAAGTCATGCC